CGCTATTATTTAACGTGAGTCCGAGTGTCCCCTCCTGAACCTCCGATGATTCATCCGAGCGGCCACGCTGAACTGTAATTGACCCTTGCTCAGCTAAATAGTACGAGGTTATATCAGTCCACACGTCCTCCGTAAACTCAACCTCGATCTTCGGCGTGTATGGCATCATGCCATCCGAGTCTGGAGATACGTGCCGATGTTGCGGTGGCCGGCTCCACGTGCGCTCTTCCCCAACGACGCCTCAACTTGTTGGGCGAGTTGCGTACCATTGGCGCCATAGACCGGGCCGCTGAAATTGACGTTGTAATTAATTATCGCAACGCCGCCTCCACCAGATCCCGATTCGGCGGTCCTGATCGGCGTGACCCGCTCAGGGCCGTGGCCACCGAATCCATACGTCCGACCCGATCGGAGCCCCACACCAACAATTGCCTCACGGATCACGCCGCCGAGGTCGTACCAATGATGGCGGCGCCAGAAGGACCACGCGCCAATCGGATCTCGGTATCGACTCGCAATGTACCGAAGCCCGGCAACCGTCTGTCGAAATGGATCTGAGGTTTTTGCAATTCCTGTTGAAGCCCAAGTTCCATTTAGGAACTGAAATAATCCAAAAGCTGTTGACGTTGGGTTTTGGGCGTTGGGGTTAAAGCCGGATTCGTGGGAAATCAATTGAGCCAAGGCGAACCACTCGGAACCATGACCCCATCCACGCAGGCTTTCCGCCCAATTTTTGACCGCAGATCGCATACGGCCACCCTGCACACTATGGATTCCACCGAGGCCACCAGTACCAAGGAATCCGAGAAGTGGGTCCCATTGACCTGTATTTTTATTCCACGAGCTATAGATCGTATCCCAAATCGAACCCACAATTCCACGGACGTAGCCCAAGGCCCCACCCGCACCACGACGTAGCCCGGTCAGGAAGCCGCCCATAATTGCCTTACCAGCCGGGACAAGAAGTTGCCGGTCAATCGAGAGCGGTCCCTTGTGATCCTTGATCCACTTAGGGATGCCAAGGAACCACTTCTTTACGTCCTCCCACTTCAGGTGGAGACCGTCAAGGAGACCTTGAAGGACCTGCTTCCCACGCCCCACCAGCCAATTCAAAGCTGACTTGAAGAAGTTCTTGAACCAATCATCAATCCCACCGAACCACTTCTTGACACCCAGCCAGCGGTTCACGAGACCACTTAGAAGCCCAAGCAGAATGTTGTTCCCATGTGTAATGAGCCAGGACTTCGCCGTCGTGAAGAAGCTCTTCGTTGCCTTTGGCCGTCCACGGAACCAAGACGCAATCGCCAACCATGACCGAACGAGCCCAAGCGCAAGCCCAACGAGAATGTCGTGACCCGTCTTGACCAACCAGCCAGGCGCAGCCCGTAGGACACGCAAAATTCGTCCTGGTAGCATGATGAAGAAGCGAATGACCGCTCCTACGGAGTAGGCAAACGAGTAAAGTAAAATATCAATCGATCTCGTCGCCCACCTGCCAAGTAGCCCAGGCAACGCGCGCAATGCGCCCATCACTCGCCCCGGCAGTGTGCGGAACCAATTAACAACTGCCGTTCCGCGATCGGGAATCTGACTGAACCAGTCAACAATGATCCCGATCCACCGGCCGATGAACTGAGCCACAACGGCGATAACATGCCGAAGGTCTTCCCAGGCACGTCCCACACTACCAAGGATCTTAATCGAGATCGTAAGCCCTCTGATTAGATAGTTAAGATAGACAATGGCAATCGGGATCGCAATTGCAAACAGTTTGCCGAAGTCGCCAGCGAGAACCTTGATGCCTCCGCTGTTTTCGTGCCACGCCTTTACGAGATCGTCAAGTGCAGGCTGAACATTCCGCGAGATAATCGCGGCGGCATTCTTAACAGCAGGTACAAGTGTGCCCTTAAACCACTTGGCAAAGCCCTCGGCCGCGCCCGTAGCTCGGAACATCAACGTGATAACGCCCTGAAGGGCAGGCTGCAACTGATCGCTGAATGAGTTCCGGATCAGCTTCCATCGGTTCTTCAACAGTTCAGTTCTCGACGCGACCGTACCAGCCATCTTGTCGTAGGCTTCTCGCGTTGCACCGGAAGCATGGCCCATATCACGGATAAGGGCATTAAACTCAGGGAACCGTTTGATGACAATATCGAAGAATCGCCGAGCCTGAATCGTACCACCGGCGCCTTTGAACAGCTCCTTGAGAACGGCCACGCGAGCGACTGGCGGGAGCTTCAGGAGGACCTGACTAAACTCCCGCATGATATCGACCATCGGCCGAAACTTGCCATGTGAGTCCGCAACTCGAATTGAAGTGCGGTTAACATCGATACCAAGAGCGCGGAGCTTCCGAGCGCTTAAGCCGGATGCGTCCGCGATGGTTTTCCCGAAATCGCCGAGTCGCTTGACGACGGCGGGGTTTGAGATCGCGTCGAGTGCGCGACCGGCCGATGCGGCGGCCATCGCGGCGCTCAGACCATTTCGTGTCAGGAATGCAAGCATGCCGCCGAGCGTTTGGTACGACTGCCCTGCCCGCACCGCAGACGGAACGGATCGACCGATCGTGCGAGCAAAGTCGCTGAACGTCCCGACGCCCTTTCGGACGAGCTGGAACTGGAAGTCAAGAACTTCGTTGACCTTACGAACCGGGATGTGGAACGCATTCATGATCCCGATCGTTGATCGAGCCGCCGTCCGGACATCGACCTGACCGGCAACAGCCTCGCGAGCAAACGCCCGCAGAAGAATCCTTGATTGTTTGACACTCACGTTCATCGAGGAGAAGATGTCGTAAAGCGCAGGTTGCAATTGCTCCAATGGAGCAGCAATCGATTTAGCTACGTCATCCGAAATACGCCGCAGGTCCCGAACACTGGTCTTCTCTTTGTCGACCTGTGTCAGGGTGTACGCGATTTGTTGGTTATAATCCTTGGTTGCGTTTGCAAGTTTGAACAATCCGAAAACAGCGGCAGCAGCCGCCGCAGCAACTACCGTCGCAACAACCGCAACAGCACCGACAGCACGTAGCGTATTCCGCCGGGCAGTAGCCGCAGCAACCGCCATCTCTTTTTGCCTTGCGATGGCGATCTCTTGCGCGCGGTTTGTGCGGCGGATCGCGGCGACTTGCTGAAGCTCGCCCGTTTCCATGAGACGAAGGTTGCGGATCGCCTGGCGAGCACCCTGAGCACGTACGGCGTTGCCCTGTATGATGGCACCGTTGAGTACCTTTTGCTGCCGAAGGATCTGCGCACCGTACTTGCCACGGATCGTGTCGGCAAGTAGCGAGGTCTCTTTATTGGCGATTGCAGCGTGACGTTGAAGATGAGCAAACTCGCTGCCAACATTTCTCTGCAATGCCGTAATAACCCGGGTCGCTTGGTCCTTAGCCCGGATCACCATAAAGATGTCTCGGATGTCGACGCTCACCGCGTCTGGTGCTCCTTTGCCTTCCGCTTCATCTCGGCCTTGAGATCATCGAATTTCGACTTCTTCTCCATCACCTCATCGATGACTGTGAACTTATCCATTAGGTCAGCGTCCTGATCGAAGAGCCCGCCGCTTTCCGGAAGGCAACGATAACGATTGCAAAAGGAGTATATTTGAAGGATGTTTATATCGCTTTTTGTGACTTTACTCGTTCGTTCATCGTTCGTGAAGATGAATATTTCAATCCGATCTCTGAAATCGACTCAGCTCTTCGTCCCTTGCCGCTTCATCGAAACGGTTGAACTTCCGGATCTCGTATTCAATCTCCTCGCCGACCTCCGGAAGGAGTAGCTGAAGATCCTTCGGACTACTGAGATCGAGAGTCCGGCCGCTTTCGTCCTCAAGATTGTGCTCGACAATCGAGGTCCGAAAATCGTACAGGGCCACGTCAGCATTCCTAATGTCCATCTGCATAATGTCAGGAACGCCCTTGCGATCGGCTGCTTGCATCGTAACTCGCGTGACAATATCGTCACGATGCTTGCGCATGCCGAAGGTCTGCTTCCGCAGGATTACGTACGCACCCTCAAGCGTCTGTAGATCGACGCGCTTAACACCCGTCCCATCGACGGTTGCATTTGGCATTCGAGTGTCCCTCCTCTAGCCAAACAATATGAACTTACGTACCGCCACCATCACGGAGGAGTAAAGTCTTCGCCCGTCTTGACAATCATCTGATACGCACGAGAAGTCGTGTTGTCAAACGTCCCCCGTGTAACGCAGTGCGCACGGATCAAATCGCCCTGACTCCCGAGCGCGACCGTGTATTCCTCTCGGTATGCGCGCGGCATCGTGATCTCGATCGAGCGGTTCACGTTCTCGACCGCCCGAACCAAGACCGCGTGGCTTGTAAGTGCCTTGTAGAGATCGTAATCCGTCTTGTCAAAGAAGTCGGCATCGTACGTGAGGGTCGCATCGCGGGCACCGTAGTTCGCGTACTGCGCCCCACGGCCCGTGTCCTTGAGCCGGTACTGCAACGCGCCGTTGTCTTCAACCGAGAAATCGAATGTGTCGACCGTAAAGACCTGCGTCGCGGCGGGGATTTCGATGCGGTACATGCCCGCGCCATATGCCGCTTCCTGAAGGAAGGTCGGCACCGGCAACGACTGCGTTGCTTCGTCCGTCCCGAGTATCGAGGCGCGCATCATCAACAGTGAGTCGTCCGTCCTCAGCGTGAACGAGCTGATGATGCAGCCGACGTACGCGAAGACGATGTTGTTCTTGACGACGGTGATGCTGAGCGATTTCGCAGGGACCGCGTTCGCGTTCGGCGTATATGTGTAAACGAAGTTCGGAGTCGTTCCCGACTTCACGCACGTCAGCCTGGTCGCCCGCAGCATGTAGGCGACAACATCCTCCGTCGCCACAAACTCAAGGTCGCCGGAAACGCCAACGTTGCCCGGAACGATGTCGTACGCATCGACGTTCTGCCGAATGTCACGACGCCATTGCGGGTTGTTGCTGTGGGTTAGCGTCTCGTTGGTGATCGGAAAGAATTTCAGGGGGGCGACGAACGTTCCAGTGGTTACTTCGGGCGCAACTCCAAGAAAACCACCGCCGCCAATTCCAACCGGCATTTATCTCTCCCCTCCGCCCTTGGCGGCAGCCGGCTTGGCGGTCTCGACCTTCTCAACCTTAACGGTCGGATGGTCTTTGAACGCTTCCACCACACTAGGCCCCCGACGTAGCTCCACATCGGCCGCCCCAGAGAATACTGGACGGTCATCCGATTCGACATCGACCATCTGCGAACTGAGATCGCTGTACGCCTCTGCCTGCTCGTCCGAAATCTCGGTCGTCGTTCCATTCTCAAACGCGCCCAGGCCGGGAACTACAATGAGCCTATCATTCAGCTCAGCCTTGTCGCCCTTCGGACGAGACGGATCGTTTACCTTGACCTTGTACGACACTCGCCCCCACACCTCCCCTCCGCGCCCGTGCCCCTGAGTACTGCCCCACAGGGGCGTCAGATAAATGTCTTGCTCGAATAGACCGCAGTCAGACGGTGAGCACGAAGCTTCGCACCAGCACGTCTCGCCACCCCAGGTTCGATCTGCCTAACCCAACTCTGCCACGCGAGTCCATTCAGCGTCTTATTTGAATGGAGCGTATTCCTAACTTGCTCGGCGTACCTGTTTGAATCCTGCTCTA